GGAGCTCTTTATTTAGATTTTCAAACAGATGCCGACGAGGTCTCGCTTCCCTCCAATATCAGAGTTACGCCTATTAGCGGTGCTGGATATTACGTAGTAGAAAGTTGGATCATCTATATTATTGAAAATTATATAGATTTCTGCGAACTAATAAGAATTAAAAATAATTATAAGGATATGCTCGTATCTCATATGTTACATTATTTGCAAGATGTGCCCCAGTTTAAAGAATTGAATATCTCTATCAAGGATAATGTTAGAGTATTTACTTATTGTATCAAAGATAAGAATGGTTCTATTATTGCGACTTCTACAGGCAGTACCAAAAAAGAAGCTGAGAACAATGCGTCAAAGAGCGCCCTATTATATTATAATGTAAATATTCAAGAATATAATTCTCATATATAAGAAATTATATAATTATTCATCTAATACGAATGTAAATATGGTAAATATGAATATAACACATTTAGTTTTATCTGGAGGCGGAATGCACGGAGTTATGTTTTTAGGAGCCCTGAGGTATTTATATATAACAAACTTGCATAAAAAAATTACTCATATCGCAGGATGTTCAATAGGCTCTTTTGTAGGTCTTATGTTTGCTTTTAAATTAGAAATAGATGAAATGGAGGAATTGGTATACAATATGCAATACGATAATGATTTATGCAATGTTCCTATAAAAAATTATATTAAATTAATAACGGAGTATGGAATATGTGATATGGAGCTTTTTATAAATCATTTAAAAGTTGCTATAAAAAAAAAGTATCCACATTTAGACGATAAATTAACTTTCAGGGATATATCAAAGATATTTGGGGTCAATATCTATATGTCTGCGACAAATATAAATTCCTGTGAAAATAAGATTTTTTCTATTGAGGATACCCCAGATATATGTGTGTATGATGCTTGTTGTGCTTCTATGTGTATTCCTCTATTGTTTAAACCAATACATATAGAAGATTACTATTATGATGGGGCCTTGACTAATAATTTTCCCATTAAGATATTTGACCATGTGCCCAGCGAGAATATAATAGGGATGGTATTACAAAAAGAGGAACGGACTATTGAGAAAACGAAAAATATCAACTTAATCTATATTCTAAAGCAGCTATTTAATATCTTAAATGTATTAAGAGTTAAACATGTGCTAACCGCACAGATTAATAATAGCAAGATAAAAAACCTTTATTATCCTAAGAATTTACCATTAAAGAGCACGATGGACATAAAATTCAGTAGATTAGGGATGAAATTGCAGCTAAAAAAAGAGCAAATTGACGAGATGATATTTTGCGGCTTCGAGAGTATGGGAGAATATATAGAAGACAGGCATAAGAATTTCGTAAAAAATATAGAAGACCGCACAATAGATCTATTAGTATCCTAAGTTTCTAATTTTCTATTATAAATGGCGTGGAGTTAATAATTTTAGAATTAAGGGGTTTTTTATCGGTAAACATATTATGCGGGATATTTAAAAATATATTAATAAGTTCTTGGGTTATTTTATTTAAGAATGTGCTACTTTTGGCGCTCTTATTCTCATTATAGAAATTAATTATTTGATTACCAAAATTCACCGCAAATATGGAAATCTCTTTAGAAGGTAAGTTTGAAGGTATATTAATTTTAGCCAACCATGATTTATAATAGTTATTTTTATTCCTGAAAGCACCAGTAATTCTCACATAGTCTTCTGGTATATATTTAATATGAGAATCATTGATCTCTTTGGCTATTCCAAAATCATATAAATATATAGAGTATGGGCATGCTTCCAAATAGTATATCTGACCATTTATTTTATATTGATAATAGCCTTTCTCATTATTATTATGATATAGGAAGTTACCCCAATGGCAATCGCGATGAATGTATCCGAATGAATGCAGAGTCATTATAGATAACATCATTTGAATAAAAATATTATACAGTACTTTATTATCTTTTAAAAAATCTTTTTTCTTACATAGACTCTTGTAATCGCCATGCGCTAATTCATTTAGCAGAATAATATATTTTTCGCCGCTAATAATTCTCGGTGTATTTTTATCAGACAAAACGTTGCAGTATATTGCCTTATAAGTCAAAATGAAATG